GTTGGCAAATAAAAGAATCATTGATCCATATTGACGAAAAGGAAGGTATTTTTAAAGTCACAATTAGCGACAACAAAGGCGTCAAAATTGCATCGGCGCATTCACAAGAGTACCGCGATAGCAATTATATAAACAAAACGTCGTTTGTTGAAAACGGTTTTACTTCGGCATTGGGCCGGGCGTTGGGTTACTTGGGGATTGGGATTGACACGTCAATTGCTTCAGCTAATGAAGTACAAAGCGCCGTTAAAAATCAAAGCGCCGCAAAACCTAAAATAAAAGAGGGTAAAAAATGGCTTACAGACGCGCAATTCAATGCGACAATGAAGGCAACAAAAGAACAAGCCGAAAAGGTATTGGCCGGCTTTTTAATTAAAAAACAATACAGCGAACAAATAAAGCAAAAATTTAATATATAAAATCAAATAAAATGGCATACGAACACAACAATGGAAATGGGAGTTTATTTAAAAACACCAACAAAACAAACGACAATCAACCCGATTATTCCGGTTCGATCAAATTACAAGACGGAACAAATCAACAAATCGCCGCTTGGGTCAAGGACGGCGCAAAAGGCAAATTCTTTTCAATTAAATTGTCCGATCCATACGTCAAACAAGAAGCGGCAACGGTCGCCGAAACGTCCGACGATTTGCCGTTTTAAACGACAAAACGACAAACAAAGCGAAAAGCGGTTTCAGATATGAGGCCGTTTTTTTTTAAAATAATTTTGTAAATTGAAAATATATTTTTAATTTTAGACAAATTAAAGAAAATGCAAAAATTAATGATTAAATATTTACAACTGCGGATTGAGGCAATGCAAAAAAAAATTGACAAACTCGAAACAACAATTGATGAAATAAATAATTATTTGATAATTGAAAACGAATAAAACAATAAAAATGAAAACACAATTTGACACAAACGAAAAATATCATTCGACGCCAGGGATCAGCGCGTCGGGTTTAAAAGCTATTTATAAAAAATCGGTTTATCATTTCATTAACCAAAAACCGTTTGAATCGTCAGCAATGGCACTTGGAACGGCGGTCCATTGCGCAATGCTAGAACCCGAACTCTATTACAAAGAATTTCACGTGATACCAAAAATTGATCGCCGCACAAAGGCCGGAAAAGAACAATTTATAATTGAACAAAAAAAGGCCGAAGGCAAAAAAATTGTTTCTTTTGACGATCACGAAAAAATTACAAAAATTTTGGAAAACTTTCGCAAACACGATTTGGCGCAAAAATATTGTCAGGGCGAAATTGAATTGTCGCACTATGGCAAACATGAAGGTTTGGACGTTCGGGTCCGCCCCGATTGTTTGAATCGCGTTTCGGGTTTTATTTCGGACGTTAAAACATGCCAAGACAATGCGCCGTCGGCTTTTCGCCGTGACGTGTATAAATATGCGTATCACTTGCAAGCGGCTTTTTATATGGACCAATGCGGCGTTGACAATTTTAAATTTATTGCCGTTGAAACAAATTTTCCGTTCACGGTTGAGGTTTACACATTGAGCGACGAAATGATTGACCAAGGCCGCAAAGCTTGGAAACGGGCGTTTGATGATTGGAAAATTTATTGCGAAACGGGGATTGTTTCGGGTTATTCCTGGAATGAATTTCACGACGATGGAAGTTTAATATTATAAAAATGGAACTAAAACAAATTATAAAATTAGTCAACAAACATTTTAATTGTGACATCAGACAAAACAAACGCGATCGCGAACTTGTAATGGCGCGCGCGGTTTATTTTTGGCTTGCAAAAAATGTTTGTAAAATATCAATGAAAAAAATCGGCGCGGCCGTTGGTCGTGATCACGCTTCGGTTTTATACGGTTTGGCCAATTTGGATAATTGGGTCCGGTTTGATGATTTTTTCCGCATTGATTTTGAAACACTTAAAATGATTGTTTTAAGCAATTACGAAAGTGAAAAAATGACCGCCGAAACATTGCTTTATAAGTACAACACATTATTAATTGAAAACGACATTTTAAAAAAACAACTTAAAAATCACACAAAATGATTGAAAACAATTTGAAAAAAAATAAACATTCTATTTATTGCGATATTATTGACGCCGATTTTGATTTTATAAGATGTGAATTTGCTGCAACATCATCGGTAATAATAGACACAAAAAAATATGATTACATAGATTTAACAAAATCCAATTTAATGCAATTATTGGAAAATATTGATTTTACCGACGAATATTTTTTTAAAAATTTTAAAAACAAAAAAAATGAATTATAAAAACCAAACCAACGCGATTGAAAACGAAACGTTTGACGCGTACCGAACACAACAGAAGCAAATAAAAGAGGCCCAAAAGATACTTAAAAACAACGGATTTATTGTTTATAAAAAATCAAAATCGTGAATCCGTTTATTTTGCACCCATGCCCGGTTTGTTTAGCGCTTTGTTTTTTTGGATATTTGTATTTTAAAAAACGTAAAAAATAAAGCAATGGCAAATCCGTATTCTAAATATTTAAAAGGTGAAGACAAATTACAACGCGCTGTTATTAATTATTTAGAATTGCAACACCCGGACGCGGTATTCACGCACCCAATGAATGAAGGCAAACGAACACCGTTTGAACAATACAAAATGAAATATTTGGGAACAAAACCAGGAATCCCGGATTTGTTGATTTTTACGCCAAACGCCAATTTTAGCGGTTTAGCGCTCGAATTAAAATATAAGTATAACAAACCCACGGAAAGGCAAAAAAAGTGGCTTAAATGGCTTAAAAACTGCAATTGGGCGGCGATTTGGTCAAATGATTTGGATCAATGTATTGAAACAATCGACAAATATTTTAAAAATGAATTAGTCATAAAACCAGAAAATGAAGTATAAAACAATTTATTTCGATGATAAAAATCAAAAAATTAGATTTACACAATCATCGCTAAACGATATTGCGGTTTCTTACAACTATATTGGCAAATCAACGCGCGTTGAATTTGATTTATTTGTCGAATTACTTTGGTATAAATTTGAAGATGAAGACATTCAATTGGATCAGCTTAAAAAAATATTTGACGAATTGCGTTCCTTTTGTGACGGGATAAAATATAATTTGATTTTGTAAAAAATATTTTTACTTTTGAATGAATGGAAAACAAAAAAAACTATTTCGCCGTAATTCCGGCACCGGTCCGATATTGTAAAAAACTACAACCAAACGCAAAATTAATGTATGGTGAAATAACGGCCTTGGCAAATGATTCCGGTTACTGCTACGCTTCAAACGAATACTTTTCAAAACTTTATGGAGTTACAAAAACAAGCGTTTCAAAATGGATTTCAGCCCTGGAAAGCAACAACTTTATAAAAATAAAATATAAATATCACACCGGCACAAAACAAATAAAACAGCGCCGAATATTTATTGCGGACCCCTTTAAGAAAAATTCAATAGGTATTGAAAAAAAGTTAAAGACCCCCCTTGAAGAAAAGTTAAAGGATAATATATATAACTATATAAATAAAATAAAAAAAGATAATACCACAAAATCGGAAAAGCGCCAATTTGATGAAAAAACCAAAAACGCATTTCCGCATTTTGCAGCATTATTTCCTTTAAAATATCGCCCCAAATCCGAAACCCAAAAAATCAAATGGTTGGATTGTTTGGACAAATTGCAAAGGTTGGACGGCTACGATTTACGCGAAGTTTACAACGTTTCAAAAGAATTGCGAAACGATGAGTTTTGGCAAAACAATTTTTTATCAATTCTAAAATTAAGAAACACCGACAAAAACGGGATTAAATACATTGACCGATTTATGATCCAACACAAAGCAAAACAAAAACCGGTTGGATTTACTAAAATTAAAAACCTTAAAGAATTTTTTATATACAAAAACCCGTCCAACGGAAAAAAGGAAATCGGCGCCAAAACTAAAAACGGCGACATTCACGAATTTCAAATCCGGAGTTTAATGATGTCAAACGAATTCCAGGAGTTAAAAAAATACGTGTTGAATGAATTATAAAAAATTCAATATCCCGGAAAAAATAAAAAAAAATGTTTGGCATTTCGTCAATCAACATAATATCGGCAACCGCTTTGAATTCAACGGGACCAAGGAACAACAATTTGTTGGATTGATTGGCGAAATAATGATCAAACGTTTATTTGGTTTAGATCACGAATTTAAAAATGGATTTGACGGCGGTTTTGATTTGGTTTACAAAGGTTTAAAAATAGACGTTAAAACAATGGGACGCAATGTTGATGTCAAGGATTATTTTGTAAATAATTTCGTGGCGCATCAATCAAAATTTGATTGTGATATTTATATATTTTGCTCACTTAATAAGAAAAAAAACCAACTCACAATTTGCGGATATTTAAGCAAAAAAGAACTTTTAAAATTAGCGGTATTATATAAAAAAGGCGACAAACGAACCCGAACAAACGGAACTTCATTTCAAATGAAAACAGATAATTACGAGATTGAAAACAAAAAACTAAAAAACATTGAAAATTTATTTTATTATTTACCAAAAATTTAAAAAAAATGAAAATAACCAATGAGGATAATATGGAGTTAATGGCAAGGTATCCAGATAACTACTTTGACCTTGCTATTGTTGACCCCCCTTATGGGATTGGTGGTGGTTCAAATACTAAAAAAATGAATGTTGATTGGGATAATACAATACCAACTCAAAAATATTTTGATGAATTATGTAGAATCAGCAAAAATCAAATTATATGGGGCGGAAATTATATGTCTAAAAAAATACCTTTTTATTCAAATCACACTATCATTTGGGATAAGCAAAATGGAGATAGTTTTATGAGTGATGGCGAAATAGCTTTTACATCAATAAAAAAACAAACTACAAAATTTTTTAGGTTATTTTGGATGAGCAATATGATGAAATCAAAAGAAAAGCCTTTAATACATCCAACACAAAAACCAATACAACTTTATGAATGGCTATTAATGAATTACGCAAAGGAAGGAGATAAGATATTAGACACACACCTGGGTTCGGGTTCTATCGCTATAGCGTGCCACAATTTGGGTTTTGATTTAACCGCGTGCGAACTTGACAAAGATTATTATAATTCTGCAATGAAAAGAATTCAACAACATAAGGCACAACAAAGATTATTTTAATATTTAAAAATATTTTTTTAGTTTAGCAATTGAAAACAATAAACAATGAAAACATTTAACGATTTCGGAATTGATATCGGCAACAAAACAACCGGTAAAATTAAAACCCAATGTCCACAATGCAGCAACACACGTAAAAACAAACGCGACAAATGTTTGTCCGTTGATATTGACAAAGGTTTATTCAATTGTCACAACTGCGGATTTTCTGGAACAACAAAATTTGAAAAGAAAAAAGACTTCATTCGCCCGGAAAAAATAAAAGTCAATTTGACCGAACGCGTTGTCAAATGGTTTGTCAATCGCGGCATTTCCGAACCAACACTGCAACATTGGAAAATTGGCGAATCATT